CAACAGAACCTATTAAAATTACATTATGTTCAGTCTCCATTGCCTTTCTAATTTCTTCTCTTTCTTCAGCCTTAATATTACCATGAATATAATATATCTTTTTATTAACAGCATGTTTTGAATTTGAAATTAAGTCATATAGTACATCTCCATGTTTTTCAACATATTGATATAATAATAACGTATTCCCTTTTAATGATAATGATAGATTCTTAATAAATTTATTTCTACCAGCATTAGCAATTAAATATTCTAATTCTTGTTGATACTTTAAACCTTTAGATAATTTACACGTTTCCTCGGGATATTTTAGTACGATACATTTAATGCTTAGTTTCGTAACTTGTTTGTTATCCATTAATTGTTTGGTTGTAATAACTTTTCTAACTTGACCAAATAAACTTTCTAATTGCAATGAATGTATTTTTTGTCCATTTAAAGTTCCAGTAACCCCAACTCGATAATCGGCATTAATACATTTTTGTACAATACCCGTTAAACTATTTGCAGATGCTAAATGAGCTTCATCGCATAATACAAAATCAAATTGATCGAAATAAGTTCGACTTTTATGATTAAACAATGATTGCCACGTGCTAATGTATAGTTGTTTGTCGGCATTTTTATCTTGACCGGCAAATATCATATGAATATGTTTATTTACATCCCATCCATTATGGCTTGAATAATCAGCAAAATCTGATGTAAGCTGATGGCATAATGATGTGTTTGGAACCAACAGTAAACCTTTCTTTCTTTTATGTGCTAACAAATATCTAACAATAATATAAAGGATACAACTTTTACCTGAACTTGTCGGGGATAATAACATTAAACGTTTTTCATTAAGAAAATCGAGAACGCCTTTAAATTGATAATCTCTAACTTCAATTTTCTTTCCATTAGAATGAATATTTAATGTAGTAATAAATTTGTGCAGCTCAGTGTCCGTAACTGGGTCGTAGTTATCTTTATAATTGTGTTCTATAGTATAACCTCTATCTTTAGCGAATGCTTCTAATTGAGGGATTAAACCAATAAAAAACTCCATATCTCCATTTGGTAATATTTTTGCTAGGCGAACTTTTCCATCCCAGAGTCTCGATTTAAAACTAGGCATAAATTTATATCCAGTAGCAAAGAAAGAAAAGTAATCGCTTAATTCTTGCGCAATACCTTTATCGCATTTAAGGATAGCGTAAGTTTCATTATGTTTTTCAATTTCAATTATCATTTTAATTTCCGGCTAGGAATCTGGCATAAGTCATATATTCCCTGAGTTGCCAAGTTCTATTATTAATTTCTTTAAGGATAGCTTCACAAATAAATACACATTCTTCATAGTATGCTTTTTTTTCAAGAATTTTTATTAAAAAATCGTCAGCTTCAAGATAAGTGTCAATGTTACCTTTAGTGCCAATCTTTAAGTCGAACTGATCCCATCCATACTCGTCCAAGGTTTCCTTTGCAAGATTTCCTAGGTAATACTCCCTACGAATTTTCTTCATCTTTGCATGGTCGAATTTTGCTTTCTGTGCAGCGAGTCTATGCTGAGAAAGAATCTCGACATATTTCGCGTGCAAAAGAGGAGTATTTACTAATTCTTGATGAGGTTTAGATTCGTCGATTTGACTATCTGTTTTCCAATATTCTATAATTGCGTCAAGTTTTATCATTTTAAATTCTCAAATAAACATTACAAAAATATATAGGCGATTAAACTAATGCTATTTCATACCTTTTAAATCTAAATGTTGCTGTAGCAGTAATAATTTTTTCAGAACTAATCCTAACATCTAAAGGTATAGCAGAAACATATACAGGAAACAAATCAATAAAATGTATTTTTACTTTTGGTTTATCGTCAGCTGCAGATAATGTTGTTAATAATGCATCTGCATATTGTGGAGTATTTAAATATTCGTATTGACTATATTTTGATAATTTATCTAAATTTTTATAATCATCCCAAGTTTCAGCTTGCGTATAACCTTTAATCCAATAATAAATTGACGCCCAAGAGCGCAATTCTTCATCAACAAGAAATTCTACATTAAGATCTTCGTATTCCATTTTATCGCCTGGAACACCCATATCCCTAAATGGAGATAGTTGAACTGTACTTTGTGTGTTTACTCCAGGAATATTAACAGCTTGGCAGAAAAACTGAACCTCTGTTAATCTTGGAATTATAAAAGTAAACTTCGATGACTGTAATAAATCGGTATTACAGACGTTTGTATCTTCGAAAGCCATAAAAAATCCTTATAATTTATTTACTTGTATTTATAAAATTCTAAATACAAAAAAAGCTTTACTTTTTTTAAGTTATGTAGTACAATATACTTGAATCTTACAATAGGAGATATAGATGGTAAAAGTTGTAGTTTTAAAACCAGAAGAGGTAACTCCAAGACCCGATTTGGTTGGTAAATGGCTTGATGAAAGCCATTATAAGATATTAGTTGAAGAAGATTTAGATGTATATCTTCCTCCAGATTGCGCAGATTTTACTGCCGAAGAAAATTGCGATAATGATATGAATTGTTCTGGTTGTTCAAAAGGATTATCTGAAAAAAATATCGTATTTAAATTTCGTAAAAACTTTTTTACTAAAGAAGAAGCTGATGCCGCTTATGCTGGTTTGCGCGATGCAGCTGTTGAAACGCAAAATCGTGGTATGGCTGGTGGTCCAAGAACTGCTACATGCGCAGGAAGAGAATGGGTTACTGATGAACAATTTGATTTATTAGAATTCTTTGCACATAAAAATTCGACATCAGTATTTGGCGGATATACGCCAAAGGCAGATGTTGATTTAATACGAGCTAAGTATAAAAATCTTAAATCTGATGATAGCCGTGGTGTCGTCTGGTTGACTGAGCAAATTAGAGCTGAGAAATTTGTATTTAATGACTTTATCGATAAATTATGCGCATTAACTATTGATGAAGCAAAAGCTGAAGCTCAACGAGTATTAGATAAATTGATTAGTAAAACGACTTATGCTAATGTCGTAAATTCTGGTATTGCTGGGTGGTATGATAGATATCCTAGGATCCCTTTTGGTAGACCAACTACATATACGAGAGATAACCTAGAAAAGTTTGCTAAATCATATCCATTCTTACAATCTTTAGCTAAAGGTTTTAAAGATATGCTGCCATGGCGTTATGGTAATCAAAAACGTGCTGCAGAATCGATCGATCAAAGATTTGTTGTACCGGATACTCCATTTACGACAATTACAGTAAATAAAAACTTTCGAACCGCTGGCCATTACGATCCAGCTAATATGGAAGATGGATTTGCTAATCTTTGTGTAATGTCAAATAATGATCAATATGAAGGATGTTATTTAGTATTTCCGGAAATTGGTTATGCTGTTGATATTAGACCTACTGATTTATTGTTGGTAAATAATCAAGCTGGATTACATGGTAATACTGAATTAAAACTAAAAGATCCAGATGCAGAAAGAATTAGTATGATTGCGTTCTTTCATGAAGGTATGTTAACGCTTGGTACTTATGATTACGAGAATACTCGCAGAGAATTTATTGATAGCCGTAGATTAAATCCAAATCATCCAGACCAAAGATATCGTTGGAATGGTATTACTCCTGGATTATGGGAATCAGATGAATGGATTGATTACTTGTTAGCTCAACCGCAAGGCAAAGGTTGGTTAGAATCCTATCACAAAGATTTGTATGACCGTAGATTCGGTAACAGTTTAGATAACTTTTTTTAAGGTAGATTATGAAATTGAATATTGCAATTCCTTCGTATAAACGATCTGATACGCTTAGAGATAAAACTTTAAGTGTATTGGAGAAATATAATGTAGATCCAAGTACAGTAACAATCTTTGTTGCTAATGATGTCGAAAAGACTGCATACGAAACATCATTAAAAGATAACATTTATAACAAAAATATTGTTGTGGGTGTTGTTGGTATGGGACCAATTAGAAACTTTATTAGAAATTATTATGATGAGGGGGAATTTGTTGTAAATTTTGATGATGATTTATCGAGTATTATGCGCAAAGCTCCTGCTGATGAAAAGAAAATGGAGCCAATTGAAGATATCCATAAAGAAGTATTTGAGCCAATGTATAATATTATGCAGGAGAACGAAAATAAGCTCTGCGGTGTCTATGCAGCGTCGAATGCTTTTTTTATGAGTTATACCCCTAAGACTGGTTTATATTACTGCATTGGGTCGCTGTGGGGCTGCATTAACGATAAACATCAAGATCGTATGGTTCAATTATGCGATAAAGAAGATTTTGAGCGAACTCTTCAACATTATGTTCTTGATGGTTCAGTTTCGCGATTAGACAATATTACTGTTATATCCAAATATTATACTGAAGATGGAGGAATGCAAGTTGAACGAACTCTTGAACGTATTGATAAAAGTGCTGACGATTTAGTTCGTAGATTTCCAGATTTATGTACAAAATACGTCCGTGAAACTACAGGTCACGCTGAATTACGCTTACGGGATACTAGTGGAGGTAAATATCAAAAATCCACTTCTTTTGATTTAGATAGTTTTTTCTAAACTTCCAAGTAGAAAAAGGGAGCCGAAGCTCCCTTTTTTGTTTCATCCATGAAACACAACTAAATTACATTAAATTTTTCACAGCAAAGATTCTGTAATAGTTGTTGCTACGTGGAGTAATCAAACCTTGACCTTGGTTTGTACCTTCAGCGAATGGATTTGCTACTAAACCGTAACGAGTTTTGAAGCCGATTTTTGGTTGGAAAGTACCTGGATCAACTGCACGAACCATTTGTAAAGGAACGTATGGGCAGTAGAATAAACCAGAGTCATAAGGACTTGTACCTTTATAACCAACTGTACATAATTCAACGTTTTGGTATGAACCACCGAAGTAAGGATCAATATAAACTTTGATACGACCATGTAACAAACCAGCATATGTATTACCAGTATCATCAACTTGTAAATCAGCTGATAGCGCAGGAGTATATTGCAATACGCCAGCCATTGCTAGAGCAGAAGCAACGTCAGAAGAAACGATTAAGATGTTACCTTTTCCTCTACGAGTTGTTTTAGCGATTTGATTAGCTTCTCTTTCGATATGATAAATCAAACCTTTAAATCTTTCAACTGACCAACGACCATTTGAGTCTGTATCTAAGTCGAATACGCCTGGAGTAACTGTACCGAATTGAGCACCAGCTTTAGCTACTGTATAGATTGTACGAATTACTTCGCGGTTCATCTCAGCAAGAATTTCTGTAGATAAAACGTTTGATAATTCAGTTTCAGCATCCAAACCATGAATTGCTTTTAAATCTTGAGCCATTTCTAAGCTGTATTCAGCTTTTAATGCACGAGTTCTAGCAGAAACAGTAACTTTTTCGATTGAAATTGACATTTCGCCGAATACAGTACCAGCACCATCGCCTAATACTTCACCCATAGCAGTTGTCATTGCTTGTCCAGTATCAAAAGCTGAATTAGCTAATGGACCTGTAGAACCTACAGCTGAATTTGCTGTACCTGTAGTAGTTGAACCACCTGTGCCGATAATACCAGAGAAAATAGTATTAGCTTCGTTATAGAATGCTTCGTTACCGCCACCGTTAGGGAATGTACCGTTACCTTGAGCGCCATAACGTGAACGTAAAGCAAAGATTAATCCAGTAGGACCAGTCATTGGTTGAACGCCAGCTACGTCATATGCAATCAAGTTAGGTAAAGCACGACGTACTAAACTGATTAAAATTGGATCGAAGTTAGAAATACCGCCAGTTGTATTAGTTGGTGTTCCTTCCATCAATGTTTCGCGATCTGAATCCATCGCTGCTTGTTGATTTTCCAATACAATTGCAGTAACTGCTTTTTTGTATG